TGAACCTTGCCGCGCCGCCCAGGAATCCCACGATTTCAATCGTGGGAGGTGTCAACCAATGAAGCGATAATAGAAAGGAGATGAAACTTATGGAACAGGCAATTATCAATGTTGAAGGTACGACTACCATAGAAACCGCTGCAGCAGCAAAAAAGCTGATTGAAATGTTTGGCAACCAGAACATCCGCGCCATCGCTGTCAACCGTGTAAACGACAAGAGCGACGAGGTCATTGTTGAGCTCGATTTCGTACCGGGTTTGGCACCACATCTGCACGGCTTCACGCTTCAGGTTAATGGCTTGACCTGTGGTTATGCTGGTACTGGTCCTTCCAATCTGTATGAAGTCCTGCAGGCGGCTGGCGTGAGTGAAGCTCAGGTAGCACGCGAGGACATCACTCAGAAGAGCACAAAAACCATTCCTCTGCGCCTGGAACGCGCCGTGACTCAGTACGGCGACTTCCAGTTTGCGTAACGCTATTTGGCGGGCTTGACCCGCCATCATGGAGGGATAGCTTAGCTGGATAAAGCACCTGCCGCAAAGCAGGGTATCGATGGTTCGAGGCCATCTCCCTTCTCCATCCAGACACCCTTTCGCTTCCTTTCGCCAAAGGTATCTGGGGTATTGTACTGCATTGCGTGTAGTACGGCCAATCAGGCGCGGAACTCCGAAACCATACCACGAAGAATTTTATCCTCTCCGCGCAGCATGGACATGCGATTTTACGGGGATAAATTCAAACCGAAATTGTGTCGAGTGGCGAAGACGGTTGCGACACTGGCGAAGCACATATCTGCTTCGTCAACCATCCATGAGAAAGCCTCCACGTGGCAGATGGTGGGCAACGCAGCAAAGCTGCGGCTGATTTCTTTCAAACCGGTATCTGAATAAATGCAGATAAATAGACGAAAAAATCAAAAAAGCAAAGGAGTACACAACATGAGTAATCAGAAAATCATCAAAGCAATCGCAGGGATTGCAGCAGCCGGTATGATGGCAACTTGTCTGCCTGTCGCAGCATTCGCAGCCACCGGCGACACCTATCATTTCTCTTTCAGCAACGGTTCTTCCCAGGACCTGGCTCCGGGCGGCTCTATGACGTTCCCGGCAAGCCAGTATGACTACGGTTACTGGATTACCCTGCAGGGCCACGGCGGCTACACCTACAACTACTATCCCGGCGACACTCTGCCGTACGATGCAGTTGACCAGTGGTTCACCGCTGAGGGCATCACTTCCTGCTATGCGGCCGAAGGTAATCCGCGTTCCATCACCATCAACTATCAGATTGACGGCAACACTGTGCTGACCGAAACTGACACCGCCACTTTCCCCGGCAGCGTTGATGGTCAGAGCGTTGAAGCCTGGACCACCGATTCCGGCGATACTTACACCGCGTCCAGCAAGAGCCTGAACCATGACCGCCTGTTCTACTACCTGGGCGATGACATTCACGACAATGTCCTGACCCTGAAAGCCACTACTGCATCCACTCCCGATGACGGCAAGGATGACAACAAGGGCGATGACAAGGGCGATGTCACCAACCCCGACGATAAGGGCGACAACAAGGGCGACAATACCGGCGACAGCGGCACCACCACTCCCGATGACAAGGGCGACGTAGTGACCCCCGATAAGGACAACACCGGTAAGGACAACACTTCTACCGGCTCCAACAAGGGCAACGGCACTACCACCACTACTCCGACCGCTCCTCGCAAGAACGTTGAGGTTTCTGAGCACGGTGAAATTGCCGCCGCTATTGCCAATGGCACCTGGGGCAATGAGTACACCGTCTGCACCAGCTGTGGCTATCACAACTGGACCCGCAAGGGTAACGTTTACGTCTGTGACCATTGTGGTCATGAAGTCCTGACTGTTAAGGGCGCTGATGGCGTCAAGGGCTATGCTGGCACTCTGGCTGGCAACGAGCCCCAGTACGCTTCTACCTCTGAAGCTCAGGCTGCTGCTGAAAAGCGTGAAGCCGCTTATGCCGCTTCCATCGCTGCTCTGCAGGCACAGGTTGCCGCTCGTGAAGCTGCTTATGCCGCTTCCCTGGGCATCCACTAATTTGCCATCCTCTAACTAACGGTAATCGATAGTTTTTTCTCCTTGCTGTGGGGCGGGATTTCGGTCCCGCCCCATCCTTTTGTGGTCAGATGTCCGAGTGGTTTAAGGAACTGGTCTTGAAAACCAGCGACGCCGCAAACGTCCGTGGGTTCGAATCCCACTCTGGCCGCCAAATTTTTGCCGGGGTTTCCCGGCTTTTTGTTTTTGTGAGCAGCACAAGGCAACAGATTGCTATATCGAATAGGGTTGTGTATACTAGAGAAAAAGCAGATTAAGAGGAAACGCCATGACAAAACAGTCTGACATTGAGATGGTTGCCAAAGCCAGAGCTTGGGCTGTTAAGGCTCATGCCGGGCAAAAAGACAAGGCGGGGAAGGATTACTTCAAAGCGCACGTTACCTGGCTTTGGCTGACTATGAGTCCAGGATGGCTGAGGCTTTAAGCGAGTTGTGTTCGTGTGAGGGCATACCGTTCTCGAATGCAATAGCGCGGATTGCTGCTTGGAGACCGGTCAAACAATGAGCGCGGGCCTGCCATTATTTTTACGAAAAGCCTTGACTTTGGCTTTTACATATTGTATAATTAAGACGCTGAATTTGATGAAAGGAAAATTGCACGATGTTTGCTGCTATGATGAACAAACAGAATAAATTGCAAAAGCTGTGGAGCAATTGGAATCTCTTCGGCTGTTTTGTGTTGTCTGTTTGTGCAAATCATAGTGCAGTGATGGTTGAATAAAATCATCCAAGTATCGGTTGTTTTCCATACTCTGCACGATATGAGCACCTGTCAGACGCACAACGCCTGATGGGTGCTTTTTTGATGCAGAAAATCAGAATCAGGTCACTCTAATGCCGCTGGAGTGAATTCCAGCCAGGCTTATTAAAGTGTATGCTATTATACATAATGTATATTCGAGGATTCGCCAAACGGTAAGGCATCAGGCTTTGACCCTGACAACGGTTGTTCGACTCGACCATTCTCGGCCAACGCTCACTTTCATGCGCATCGGAAGTGAGATTCCTCAAAGCTGTGTTCCCATAAGCAAGGCACGGAAGATGCGCGACAAGTGCTCGTAACTCAATCGGTAGAGTACCCGACTTTTAATCGGGGTGTTCGGGATTCGATTTCCCGCGAGCGCACCATGCCCGGCAGAGCATTATCTGCCACTTTTGTGGGTGTATAGCTCAGTAGGCAGAGCGGCGGACCGTTAATCCGTTTGTCGCAGGTTCAAATCCTGCTACGCCCGCCATAAGCTCCTCTGGTGAAATTGGCAGACACAGTGCGCTCAAACCGCACCGTTTTGAGGGTTCGAATCCCACGGGGAGTACCATGTCCGGCAGTACAACAACTGCCATTTATGGGTTGTTAGCTCAGCTGGTAGAGCAACGGACCGTTAATCCGTGGGCCGCAGGTTCAAACCCTGTACAACCCGCCATATGCTCCAGTGGCGAAACTGGCAAACGCGGCGGCTTTAAGTCCCGTTTTACTCTGGGTTCGACTCCCAGCTGGAGTATCTATATAGGGGTGTAGCTCAAGTGGTAGAGCAGCGGTCTCCAAAACCGCTTGTTGCATGTTCGAGTCGTGTTACCCCTGCCACAATAAGAAAAGCCGTCCTCGCATAAGAGGCGGCTTTTTGTTTTGGAGAGTATACAGACCAAAAAACTAAACCACAAGTTGATTGCGAACTTGCGAAAACATGGTATAATAATATCAGAACGAAACGAAAGGAGATACCCCAAAATGCTGTGCAACACTGTTAATGTCATGTCGTATGAGTATAGTTACGAATATTCTGAGTTCATGTCCTTTGAACGCAGTTTTATTTCTCATACTCATCGACAGGCAAAAACAGACCATGTACAGATGCGGTGCGTCTTCTAAGCGATAACTGCATGTCATAGCTGCTTGTCGAGATTTCGGCAGGCAGCTTTTTTGTTGCCTGCAATACAGAAAGGCAGCAAGAAAAGGAAGTGAATGGGCAAATCCTCCCACGACTGAAGTCGCGGGTATCCTTGCCATGATTGATGATGCCCCTGAAAAACACAAATCTAAGGGCTGGACCAACGCGATGCCAAAAACAAACGAAGTTAAAAAGCCACTTGCACAAATGTGCGAACCGCCTAAAATAATAATTGCATAACAGATACCATCACTTACCTCCTAATTGAACATTAAATTAACAATCTGTCATGCACAAGTAAGCAGACTCTCTTTTGAGGGCCTGCTTCTTTTTTGTATGTATTGATTAGAAACAAAAATATTTCAGAAAGGATGAATACTATGACCACAAATACCAAGAACAGCTTTACCAGGTTCGCGGCTGCCGCAAAAGATTGCTTCTATGTGAATTCTTTTCGCGCAGACTTAGTTCAGTGCGACAGGGCCTTGAAAATGGACGGCGAGATGCACGTCGAAGCGGAATGCTGGATGAACATTTTGGATGCCCTGGACGATAACGACATCAAGATGTATGTCGATAACGAATACCGTCCCGGACTTTTGAACCCGTTCCATAAATGGTGACGCTCCAAAAACAAGTCAATAACCCACGACTAAAGTCGTGGGCTTGTGTCAGTAAGGAATCCCACCAAAAATAAAAAATACCCGAAGTGTGAAAGGAGCATAACAATGCTTAATTCAAACATCAATAAAACCCTTGAAATCAACTCGAATAAAGCCGTTCTTCTCAGCATCAAGAAGCAATGGCTTGAAAAAATTCTGAGCGGAGAAAAGACTATTGAGGTCCGAAAAACTATGCCGTGGGAAATTAGCTATCCTTTTGTAGTATTTTGCTACGAAACCAAAGCTAACGGTGGTGCTGGAAAAGTGACTGCCGCATTTGTTTGCCGTGACATCAATACACTCGATTGCCTGCGTGAGCTTCCGGCATATGCTATTGGCACGGAAGTGACCGAAAAGACCGCTCAATTCGTGAAGGACAGCTGCCTTACCGCAAATGAGCTGATTGCATACGGCAATAAGTCCGGCACTCTTTATTGCTGGAACGTTTCTGATGTCCAATCTATGGATATGTCGCTGCGAGAGCTCGGCGTTAAGCGAGCACCACAGTCCTGGATGTATCTGCGGATTCCTGATAACAAGACGTTCTGAACGATGTCTGTTTGGGCTGGCTACGTGTACAAGCCAAACAAAATATCAACTACACGATAAAAACACACTCGAATGAATGATTCATCGTGCGAACAACGCAGACTCTCGATTTTTGAGGGCCTGCTATTTTTTATTTCAGGAGGAAAAATCGATGATTCTCTATCATATCATGGCAGACACCGGTTACTTGCCGGACGATGTCATTCCACAGATACCAACGAATCGGATAAAAGGGGAGAACCAAGAAATCCCAAGAATTTGTCTTGGGCATACCCTTGACGACTGCCTGACCAGCATCGGCATTGCGCATTTTGTCTCAAAATTCCTGCTCGCTGAGCTGCGTCAGAACAAAAAATACTCCAAGGACATGCCGTTACCGTTCATTGTCCGAATGTACAACATCAAGGACGAAGACCCGAATCTCTTAACTGAGGAAGAAACACAGAAATATGTGGCGGATTCTGTCGTGACCAGTGAATGCTGGCTCACAAGATACGAGAAGCCTGTCAAAGTCCAAAAGCTCTGGCTTGTGGGCGGCGAAGTGGTGCTTTGGCCCTATATCGTTGACGGCGTCGTGTACGATTACCCAATCGTCCGTAACTCAATTTGGGCAGACAGCAAAACCTTGCCGGACCCGGAATTTCAGAATCAAATCATGGATATCACTCAGAAATGGCTTAACGAAGCCTGAAAAAGAAGCACATCAAAAGCTCTTGCACATCCTTGCGAATTCCATAGTATTAAAGTTGTACGACAGATAACATCTACTTTGCACACCGCGTGCTCGTACAATTCATAATTCTGTTCTCATTCAAGGCAGACTCATCTTCATGATGGGCCTGCCTTTTTTTGTTTACAGAAAAAGGAGGAATTCAAAACAAACCACAAATCTCAAATCACAATCTTCCGCTACAAGGAAAATACACAAAAAAGGAGTCACAAAATGAAAGTCGAAAAGAATAATAACAGCATTTTTCGGAACAAGCATGTCCTGGTTGTCGTCGCGGTGATGTGTATTTTTACCATCATCGCCTGCATGGGTTTTATGCTTTCTGTTCCTGCACACGCAGAGGAAAACATAGCTCCCAAAACCGAACCTATCGCTTTTTCCACTCCCATTGAAACGGTGAATGAGCTCGATAAAGCGTTCCCGATAACGGAAACTTCCGAAGAAGCACAGGAGGAAATTACAACTGCTGAGGTCGAATCTTCCGATGCTGCAGAACCGGAACCACGGATTGAGACCGCAGAAGCAGCCATCGAAGAAGCTGAACCGAAACCCGAAACAATTCCAGATAATCTCAACGACAATGAGCTTGAAATCTACACAGCTCTGCGGTCCGCTGGCCTTTCCAAGGCCGGTACTGCCGCAGTGATGGGCTGCATGTCGATGGAAAGCGGTCTTAAAGCCTCGGCCGAAAACCCTTCGGATGGCGGCTATGGACTCCTGCAATGGACTTATAGCCGAAAGACAGACCTTTTCAACTGGTGTTATGGCAATGGCTATGACCCCAACACCGTTACGGGACAGGTGATGTTCTTCGTGTATGAGCTCAATAGCACATACAGCAAGGCCGCCAAATACTCGTATCCGGTGTACGAAACTCTTACTACAAGCGACAGCCTGGAAGATTGCCTTTCGATGTTCTTCTCCCATATGGAAGCAGGAACCAACGTGATAATCTCTTCCCGCAAAGTCTATGCAGGAGGGCTGACCACGTTAGACCTGTACCGCAAACGCTTAACTGCCGCTTACAAATACTTCATTTGAATTAGGAGGAAATCACAATGAAAACAACCGTTTATCTGTCCCGAAAACTCTTGAACCAGTTAAAGGTAAAAGAAACCGAAAGCAAAGACCTTATGCTAACCCATAACCTACACAACATCATCATCAACGGTAAGCGTGTTGGCTGCTCTGGCCACATTCAGAACGTTCTCAACAATAAGTGCGTTTACGTCAGCACCGAAAAGAGTTGCTATCAGCCCTTGTCTGACAAGAACCTGGTTTGCTATGCCGCCAGTATGAAAGATTACTCCTCTGTATCGCTCGGTGCAAAAGGACGTAATCAGTTCGTGACCAATGATGAGTTGGTTGGAAAAATCATTGATATGCTCCGATAAGGACATAAACAGAAAGAGAAAAAGCTCATGAAAACCGGCATCAAGAATCAGATAGTAATAGTATCTGCTGTGGCAGCTGTTCTGCTCATTGTTATGAGCGTCTGTGCAATTGCGGAGAGCATTACCTTTGAGAAGGTTGCTGTTCTCGCTGCAAGCGTACTTGCCTTGAACAAATGCTGCGGCATCCTGTTAAACTAAGGAGAAAAAATCATGAAGAATAAATACAAAGTTGTTGCCTTGGTTCCTTTGGAGTTCTCTGTTGAGGGAAACTCCGATTCCAAAGAGGCAATCGAATGGCGAACCGCTTCCTGAGCAGGAATCCAACCCGGAATTCTACAAAACCGATTTTTGGACCAAGCTTGCCTCTTGGATTGAAGCAAACATGAAAGGCACATCCGTTGAACGCCGTCAGCGACTGTACAACAGCTATATCAGTGATAGACCCATTCAGCATCAGCTGACCGAATATGGTCTGATTGCTCCCGATGGCACCTGGTATGCCTGCGAGTTTGGCGAGCACGCTGCCCTGGCTGGCCGCATCATCATGCGCAATCGAGAAACGTTTGGTCTTTCTGACCATGAAGTTCTCAATATGGCGTATGACTGGAGCGGCAAGGGTCTCGATTTCCTATATAAACGCGGTTGGATTGCCATTCGTAATCCTTCGATGGGCAATACATTCCTCGATATGGATGAGACCAAAACCGCAACAAAAGCTCAAGTAAATACCATTTTTGACTATATTTCTAAATTCAACCGCTATGACATGAATGTTTCCAAGGTCATGGCTGACTAAAAAAGGAGATTTTTATTATGACTTCCAATATGACTATGACCGCTATTTCCATCTGTGATTTCCTGAAACTCATCGTGAAAAGCACGGTGAAGCATTACACCGAGGATTTCAAGCTGGACATAAAGATTTTCAAGCGCTATGCAAAAGAAGCACAGGAAACTGGAAAAGCAGTGCCAATGCTCTGGTTCTGCCGCTCTTGCGGAACGTATCTCTGCCCTGAGGAAGATGCGTACAAGAAAGATACTCCCATGTTCATCACGTTCAAATACTACGATGAGCAGGAAGAGGAAGAAGCTCGGACCATTAAGGCTTTCCTGGTCACTTTGACAGGGATGGAAGGACAAAAGCCGGTTGGCTATATCACTCCCATCAACTATGCGGATGAATGTGACCGCATTCGCCGTTACGCAGTACCTGCCGAAAAGGTCGAGCTGGTCTATGATAAAGGTTCCCTTGTCCAGAACAATGGCAACTATACGATTCTGAAACATCCCAAGCTTGGTACACTTCAGAAAACGAAATTCTTGGCCGATGACCCTGACGCGCTTGATTATGCGCTGCATATGGCTCGCAATGAGAGAAAGGCAGGGTGACAGCCATGAAAACGATGGTTGAATTAACCCACGATGAAGCCCAAAACCATTTGGCGTACGCTCTGATTTGCGAAACGATGGAAGGCTCTCGCTGGAATAGTGGTTGCCGTCGCAGACTGTATAGTCAGACGTTCACCCGCCGTGAGCAGCAGCGTATTTCTCACATCAAATCCATCGCCCACAAGTGGTATCTCGTCACGGGTGTGCCGGAAAAGGTGCGTATGAGCTACGACAACTACTTGTTGTGGCAGCGCCTTGCGGAGTTTTGCGCAACCGTCTGAATATCACCAATTACACTCAAAGGGCTTTCTTTTTCGGGAAGCCCTTTTTTGTGTTTTTTCTGTGCAAATTAGCCAAGGTATAATGTACGATAGATGACATGCAATTTTGCTATTGCCTATGCAAACGAGCGATGATTCTTCTTGCTAAAACGTGCGAACGGCATAGAATAGTAGTTGCATGATAGATATTATCCATTCAGCAACATTTGTTGCTGTACAATTCACAATCTGCAAACATTTAAGCAGACTCACCATTTTGGCGGGTCTGCTCTTTTGTTTGCAAAAAAACGCGATGGAGATTGTCTCAAGAGTCGCACGAATATCCCACGACACGGGAAAATAATGAGCCGCTCTGCGTGGGATAAAGTATCTTAAAAACTCAAGAAAGGAGACATAGGGTATTTGCATTTACTGAGTGTACCTCAAATATACTCTTAGTCAGCGCATTCCTCGCCGCCTAAGTCGCAAGCGACTATAGACGGTGTACCCTGCGCACAAAATTTATGGATTTTGGCAATGCGTTTGCTACCACAGACGTTTTTGTGAATCCGCGCAAGGGAATTCCTTTCGTGCAGTGTTCCACTGAGAATCAACTTTCTGATTTCAGGAGAGCTGATTCCCATGAATAATATCTGACTCGTATCTTTGCGGTCGTTCCTTTTGGAGCGGCCGCTTTTTTGTTTTCAGTTTCCTTGCGCAAATGTGCGACTCTCATAAAATGAAAATTAGGGAGGTGCTGTTTTGAAAATTCAGAGAATCATGCCTGCAACTACTCATTCCATGAAAGACGCGTTACCGCTTGGGACTATCCTGACGGTGAAAAATGTTGCAGACCAGAAATATATTGTGGTCGGCTATGACACAAGTTCTTTTCCGCACAACTACTATGCGGTTCCCTGGCCGCAAGGGTATATGGGTGAAGAAAATATGTACCTGGTAAGATTTGATGATATTGCGAAAGTTCTGTGTCGCGGCGGAATCAATGAGGAATCCAGAGTTTTCTTGCAGGCACTGGATGATGTGTTGAACGGGAGGTGACACGGTGACGGTAAAAGAGCTGAAGCATATGCTTGAGAACGCGGACGACAATGCTATCGTCGTTGTGCGAAATAACTGGGCTCCGGCGGAATTCCTGAATACCTCTGCTCGGAAGATGGTGCTTGTGAAAACAAATGGCAAGCTCATGACGCCGAAATGGGCCGAGGCGAGCGGGTATATCTGCGAAGGCCCTGCTATGTCGGCAATTTTATTCGATTGAGGTGAAAAAAATCATGCCCGATAAAAAAGTGGCCACGCAGGCATCTGATGGACCCTGGGAACGCGAAACCATCATCACATTCAATGACGCGGAGAAGAAAGCATCCTACTACACCTGCAACAAAGCTCGTATGGAACAGCTAAAAGAGCTTGCCAAAGAATACCCTGATGCTGTTAAAATCACGCGGGATGAGGACTGGTGTATGGAGGCAGATATGCCCAAGAAATGGGTCAAAATCAAGCCGCCTCGCAAGCTGACCGAAGAGCAATATGCGGAACTGGTCAGACGCGGCAAAGAACTTGCAGAACGGCAGCGGCAGCTAAAAAACGAAACGAAGAAATAAACCGGCTTCATATGCCGGAAGAGGAGAATATAAAATGTACAATTCTTACAGCGCATTGAATCTTTTGGGCGGTATGCTCTATACGATGATTCTTCTGGTGATAGCGTATTTTGTGCTCAAAATCGTCGCCAATTGGAAAATTTTTGAGAAGGCCGGGCAGCCTGGCTGGGCATCCATCGTCCCGTTCTACAGCAACTACATCGAATTCAACATTTACTGGGGGAACGGCTGGTTGTTTCTGATTCCGGTCTTGCTGAGCCTTTTGTCTGGCATCCCGCTGCTCGGCAATCTGTTCCTGGTTGTTGCCCTCATCATCGGTGCTATTACCAACTACAAGAAAGCTGTTGCGTTCGGTGAAGGTATTGGTTTCACGATTGGTCTTTGCCTTCTGAATCCGGTGTTCAACATGATTCTTGCTTTCGGCCATTATGAGTATCACGGTATCCCGCAGGATGGCTATTCCTATTCTCAGCTCAAGACCAAATATGAGGAAAAGAAAGCCGAACAGCAGAGCAACCCCAGTACTGTTCAGTACCAGGCCCCCGAAACTCCCAAAGAGCCGAGCCAGAATGTTCAGTATCAGACTCCGAATGCTCCTGCTGAAGTCAAGACCCCGCCGACTCAGCAGAATCAAAATCAGGACAATGGCTGATATTATTTGGGTCGTTGTGTTTCTCTGCGTTCTCATCGCGTCCTGCTTTGGAATGTACTATTTCCAGGGTGAGAACAAACAAAAATTTATGTTTTGCTTTTTGCTGGTAGCATTATCTTTTGGAGTTCTTGCGTTTCGGCTCCTGGATATTGCCTACACAATGATAAACGTAGCTGTCAAAGCCGCACAATGACCTTTTTGCAATTCTCAAACTGTTTTTTGGCAGACCTTCCAACCGAGGGCCTGCCTTTTTTATTGTTGCCAGGAGGAAAATCTATGAAAATCCGATTCTATACAAACAACAAAGAAGCTATTGTATTCGACCTCGAGGATATTTTGAAGCAGCTCAACATTGAAGAGCAGGTAGCCACTGTCGGCCTTGTCATTGAAAAAGACGAGGCCGAGGTTGAGGCAATCGCTCAGACAATACAAGACGATTATCCGAACATGTATCTCCAGGCAAAAGAATACGGACGGAATCTGACCTTGGCTTGTGCGGAGCTTCCGAACCCTACTAACCCGGATGTTGTAACCTACCTCTATGCGGGCGATGATGCTACGGAAACTGACAGTTGGATTGCGAAAGTGAACAACACAATTCGTGCGCAAGGGGATAACAGTGAACGGCTCATCCATATTGACTCGAATCTCGCTGCCGTGGTAGAAGCAAACGAAACGGAACAAGGATACTATGCTTCCACCGTGTCGCAGCATGACAAGGCCACAAACGAAATGCTGAGTTTTCGACAGATTGCAGAGTCGTTGGAAGCTGTTGGGGATAACTACAAGTACCAGAGCGCAAGCAACATTCTGACTGCAAGAACCAAAGCAGAGCGGAACTATATTGTCCGGCTTATCAAGATGTATTGCGACGATACCAAATACCTTGCTGGTTCTATGCCGCAAAGTGAGAACCCGTTCTGTGTCCAGAACGTTGACGCTCTGAACCAGCGTGATGCGCAGTGGTCCGAAATCAAAGAGTATCTTGCACAGGACGAGAATCGCAACAAGCTGGATGTGATTCTTGGCTTCGTGCCGGATGCGGAGAGCGACAAGACTCTAATTCTGCACAGCATTGAAGAAAAAGGGAAGGCCATGTCTGATTCTGAAATCGAAAAAGCATATAATTTGCTGTTTGGTGACTTTGACACCTCCCACGATTGAAATCGTGGGCTTTCCCGGCCTTCGTTTGGTAAACTTTTTTCAAAAAAGTTTATACAGCTTCTTGACAGTGTGTGCGATACCCATAGAATAGATAATGTAACAGAGATATCATTGATTTGCCATAGTTCATATACCTCCTGGAAGAAGGACAGATGCCCATATTGGGTATGTTGGTCAACCATTTTGGCTGGATGCTCGTCATGCGCTACACCCGTAGTGTATGATGGGAAACCGCATAACTCGCTGTTTCAGACACGGTTTGGCGATGAACCTTGCCGCGCCGCCAAGGAATCCCACGATTTCAATCGTGGGAGGTGTCAAATAGAATTGTCATGCTAATCAGCATGGCACGTATACACTGCGTTAATGTGTTTATATAAATGTTCCTGCACGCGAACGCCGCGTTAAGAGCGTATTTATATATACCCTATAACAATTACAAACCTTTAAGGAGGACATTATCATGATTCGAAACATAATTTAGCGAGTAGACACCATCATTAGCAACCACGAAGCCAAAGCTAAGCAATATGCAGTTAGCTATGGTTCATTCGTTCACGGTCTAATTAAGACCTAGCTGAGCAAAGATGGTGTGATACTCGCGCTCCTGCTGGAGCAAGTGAAACTGACCGATGCCGCGAAATTTCTGCTGCTTTTGGCAGTAGTATCAATCGTTGGCGCATTTATTGTGAAGAAAGTCTTCAAAAACTACAGCCACATCAAAGGATTGGCAGAAAACTTTCTGAAATCAACCGATGTTTTCGGGGCTATCAAAGAGGCAGTTTCTGATATTGCCGATAGCTCCTGCAAAACAGACAACAAAAAAGAATAATTACATCCCCATATATGGGGCTTAATTGCTGTGGAGATAAATTCGAGAGCAGCACGACAGCCCCACGTTACGGGGTTATATTATGGCTAAGAAGAATAACAACGTCACTTTCAACGTCGGCATCACCAACCATTACTTTGACGCTATTTCGCGCCAGAAGTTACCCATGAGCGATGCCGCTTGTGAGCCGGTTGATAATGCCATCTCTAATTGCAAAGATGCCATTAACATCTTGGTCGCGATTGTGAAAGGCCATGCCAAAAACCTAATCGGTGTGGTTATTGCCGACTGGGGCAATGGTATGTCTAAGGAAAAGCTGCCGGAAAACCTACAGCTTGGCAACGGCCACAGCAATGAGGGCCCGCTGTGCATCCATGGCGTTGGCCTGAATAATTTCATTTTGGTTGCCACCCGCAACAAGTATCCCTGGTTCATCGCTTCCAAGCAGCCTGGAGAGGACAGCTATCACCGCGTTGACGGCCCGTTCGCCACGACCATGACGATGTCCGAGCAGGAAGAGATTCCTATGGCAGATGTCGTTATGCGTGAGCAGTTTAAGGCTCTTGGCGCTCCTTCTACCATCATCTATGTGGAGATGGACAAGGCTACCGCCAGCACCATGCTGACCAAGAACGGCAGCTGCGCTGAGAGCCGGGTCACCAGCCTGAACGTGCTGCGTACCTGCCTGGCTGAGCACTTTGGTGTCAAGTACCGCAATTACTTGGCACCTGACGCTACCGGCGTCGCGCCTGCCCGTATCCTGATTCCTGATTTCCATATGGCGAATGGCAAGACGTGCGATGTGCTCGTCAAGCCTATTTTCCAGCCGTATAAGGAGAAGCAGAAGGAAAAGAACTTCACTGTTGACTATGATGGGTACGAGATTCCTGTCAAGGTTGAGTGTGGTCAGCTGGATACGGATGCGACCAAAGGTGTTGTTACTGGTGGCTATGACTTGAAGCATTTCTACCAGAACAACATGCTTACGCAGGGCTTGGATATCCAGCTCGGCGAGCGTGTTATCGCCACCGCTCAGTTTGATACCATCTGGGACAAGGCTCGTCACCCGGCCTTCAACGCTTTCACCGGCGTTGTTGCTGTTGATATTTCCGGTCTGCCGCGTGGGTTCTTGAACACCCTCGCCAACAAGTCGGATATCGACCTGAGCGACAAGGGATGGCGTAAAATTTTCGACGCTATTGCCGAAAACGTGAAGCCTCTCGAAAGCGAGCCCCTCACTCTTGAGAAATATGCGCAGGAATTTGCCAATCGGCTGGTTGCTGACACCGGGAACGAAGTTGAACTCAAGTTCCCTCTGTACGCAAACCGGACCCGTATCGACGTTCTGGAACATATCGACGAGTCCCACTGCAAGATTTATGACTTCATGAGCGGCGTTGCTACTTTGAAGTCTGTAACCGAGCTGCGGACTCATTGGGATGGCATGGTTGCACAGGGCATTCAGCCTTTTTCGGCCGTGATGTTCTGCAATAAGCGCGGTCCTATGCTCAAACATACCTGCGACGAGATGAACACTCTCGTGCAGGCTATGAATGACGAGGACTTCTACATGACCCTCGAAGCTGCTGGTGGTGATGCATCTAAGATGCCGCACTACAACTTCGATGTTATTCTTGACCAGAATATCCCCGTGAAGAAATAACATCACTTGCCGTCATCCGAAAGGGTGGCGGCATTTTTTTGTTGAGCTATTGCTTAAACATCGAGATTCCTCATGTGGGATATAGCGTTTTGTACCGATATATGCTATAATTGGCACAAAAAGGAGGAACCGACATGGCAGAAAAATAATAACAACGGTGGCAAAAACACTACCTTCCTGCTGAATGAACGACTCAAGTATCAGAAAAAAGAGTATGAGGAGCGCGAACGCAGGAGACAAGAGAGAGACAACAGACGCTAAAATACTACAACACACAAGCTGTCCAGCTTTGGCTGGGCAGCTTTTTTTGTTTTCCTATTGCAGGTTCTTGCGAATTGCATACCATGAAATTTGTAGAAAGGAGTTTCTCATGAAAACACTCGAATCGATTTTCAGTAGAACTGCACAGTTTGGCTTTCTCATTTATCTGACCGGCTGCTTTGGCCTGTTGATTGTTTTAGGCGCTGCAGTCGCAAAATGGCTTAAACTCATCGACGTAATTCAATATATTGCCTTTGCTTTTGGACTTGGACTCCTCACTTTGCTTATCGGCGTGGTGGGTCTCTCACTCCTCGGCATTAGGCAAAACCGCAAACATAAGGAGGCAAAACGCGCATGAGTAAAAAGATTATCAATATCACCGCAGCTGCCATGGCACTCGCCGTGACACTCTCCGGCTGCGCCACAGCTGTGGTTCAGGAACGGAAAGACCAGGCGGCCGCAGCGGCAAGTGCCGAAGCAGCACAGGCTGCCGTCACAGCAACGCCGGAACCGACAGCAGAACCGACCCCGGAACCCATCAATGCCTGGTCTTTGTTGTCGAATCTCCCGGATTTCACGCCCGGCACGCTGGACAATCCTGACACTACCTGGCCGGACGGCATTCCGATGGGACAGAGCCCTCTGTCTTATGATGACGGCGGCAAGTTTTATTCGCTGCGAAGTGTTGATACCGGCAAAACGCTGGATATCACGGACGTTGCATTACAGGATGTCCGAGATTTGCCTGTAAAGGGATATCTGAAACTGAACGAACTCGAAAACGGCGATACAGTCATTGGTGAAATCAATGCCGAATCTACTGGCGAAGGCGTGGAAAAGGAAGTCAGCGATTTCTCAATTCACACTGCCAGCAAAGAAGATGGCTGCGACTATTATCCGATTGGATATAACGGCGGTTCACTGACCTTGATGCTGGACGGTCGTGCAGCCAATGATGATGGCATCAATATCGGCGATGCGTTCCTTGACGGCCTCTATTATTCGTCTGTCACTCCGGACAAATTCGACGGCTATCCAACTGACGGAGAACCGAAAGAGCAGTTCAACTTCCTGTATGGCTTGTTTGGCAATCCGTCCGGGCTTTATTGGACGAACAACGATTCTGTCGCTTTTGATTCCAGCAAGCAGTACCGTACTTTCGAGGATTTCCGGGATGCGCACTATGATGTCGAAATTGGCGACAAGAACTTCTATCTGGTTTGGAACTATGACGGCTATAGTGTTGTCGCAGCATGCAATGATACCTTTGACAGCGCCGATGTAAAAGGCACTGCCATTCGAGATGTCTATCTGTTCCCGCACATGACGGAAACCAAGTACCTGGTTGAGAATTCCGGCAGCCTGATTAGCGGTTATCTGGGTTATGGTGAAGCACCCGTCATCTTGACTGGTACATACGCATCAGTCAACAGTGATTCGACTGTCGAACAGGATACAAGCGCGGAAGAAAACACCGACGCTGAATCTGGTGACAATTCCACGGCGGACGAAAACGCTGAGTCCAGTTCCGATGATAACAGCGACAGTTCGGAAAATTCCGATTCTTAATTCTAAAAAATAGTTATTGCGTATTCGTGCGAAACGCATACAATAAAAATTGTATGATAGATAACAGCACACATACGCTATAATTTCACAATTCTGAGAAGCAGACTATCCGTTTGGAGGTCTGCTTTTTTGCTGGAATTTTGCGGTGCTTTGCTGACGTTTATCGTAACTAAACACTACAAGGAGAAATAAAAAGATGACCGTAACGAACACTGTAACAGAAACAGAACGCTTAACTCCCCTGCGTTCCGCTGTAGAGCACATCAACTGGAATACTTTGTACCAGCAGAAAATGGCTCTCGAAGAAGTCTCTGACATGCTCTATGCCAAGAGAAAAGAGGATGACACGTTTGGCAAGGCTTCTGCCTGGCTCGAAAGCGTCATTGCACTCATGGAACGCTTGGGGGATGCAGCAGAAGAGGAAGGAAAGTTTGATTATCCCGAACGGGACGAAAACGATGAACATCTGGATAACAGGTTCAATCATGTGTTGAATCAGTACCCGGATGTGGATATCTGACCAGTTCATATCAGGAGGACAATGATGCGGATTAACAGCAGTTGTGTGCTTCACAGCACCACGAGTCTCAACGCAAGAGTTCTTCCGCTCATTGGACGGGTCGGAACTCTTGAGCTGTCAAGTGGGCAGCCACTCGTATTCAAAACAACAACACCAAAACAACAAGACATTCTGCGTACCAGCACAGTAAAAGCTATTGGCTTTGCAGGAAGCAGAATTTTTGTCAAAACCGAAAGAGGAACCCAATACACATTTGAATTCCAATAACACCCAAGCGGCCACTAATCTCATTTTTTATAGATTAGCGGCCGCTATTATTTTTATCAATTTGAAAGGAAGTTTTTATCATGAATTTCATCAATGCCGCCACCAAGAAAGAACGCACCCATGTAGAAGAAATCATCAAGTCTCAGCCTGCTATGCCTCATGAAGGCATAACTGCCACTGAGATTGGTATTTGCGGCAAGCAGAATCTTTTCATGGACGTTTATCGCCCGGATAACGATGCCGAAAAGCATCCGATTATCATCGATATCCATGGCGGCGGCTTGATTGCTGGCCGAAAAGAACAGAACCGGAACCTGGCAACCTGGTTTGCCAAAGAAGGGTATCTCACCTTTGTTCCGGATTACCGTCTGGTTCCTGAAACCAATGTTTTCGGTCAAATCACCGATGTCATCAATGCGTTTGCTACTGTAGCTGAACGCGCTGAAGACTTCGGTGGTGACTTGAATCAGGTCTTTGTAGTAGCCGACAGCGCTGGCGCATTCCTTGCCTGCATGGCAAGCTCTATTCTCCGCTATCCTGTCAAGATGCAGCCGGTAGAGGACGAACTGGAAGAGAACGTACCCGAGGCAGCCAAGAAGCTCGTCATCAACGCGATGGGCCTGCAGAGCGGTATGTATTACATCTACAAGGGCCAGGTAGGTTTGCTTCAGAACTACTATATGTCTAAGGGCTGGAAGAATCACAGTTATGCTGAGTTCATCAAGCCTGAAACCTATTCCAAACTCATCCCCCCGTGCTATATCTGCACCGGGAAAAAGGACTTTCTCAAGAAACAGACTTTTGGGTTTAAGAAATGCCTCGAAAACGAGCGCGTTCACCACGACTACGGGTTTGTTTCCAAGAGAGAAACGGTCCATGCTTTTGCAGCGCTCTATCCTGAGACTGAATCTGCAGTCGGTGTGAACCGCGAGATGATTCGATTCTTTGACACCTTCAAAAAATAACAAGGAGCATATTTTATGACTCACAACGAAATGGTTCATGGTCTCTGCACGCAGGAAACTATTATCGTGCAGGACTTTGCTGAACTGATGCAATTCACGCTCGATGCCAATGAAGAAGTCATCTACGACGGATGGATTAACGTCTACGTCCCTATCTGGTTCGATGCAGACAAAGCATTTGGCCTTGATTTGAACTCAGAAGAAAATGCAGATTGGATTAACATGTACATTGACTGGCATCCGGACGATACCATTCGTACATACATTTCCTACTGCAACAATTCCACCGATGACCCCGACTTCAATCTCGAAATCATCATGAGTCCTCGCCATCAGGAGCTGTTCAACGCTCGTTTCGAAGAACAGTTCAAGGCTGCTTATCACATGAGTGTCGAAGAAGCGTGGGCTAAATTCGGCACCGAATAATATAGTGAGGAGATATATCATGGCACGTAAAGAAATCAAAATTTTCATGGACGCCAAGGAAGCTTCCAGTTTCCTGAAAACTATCGATTGGTCCTGGCTGTTCGGCTTTCTCAGTGAGCGCTATAACGTTTCGCTCAGCCCTCACAAAGAGCTGAAAGACAACGGCGCAGCAATCATCAAGGTCGAATGGCCTGATGAATTGATTGAAAAGTGCGGAATGATGGCTGATGTCTTCTCGTCAGTCAAGCTCGTCACGTTTGATTCGTGTTTCAAGCAAGTCGTGGAATACGATGAAGATAAATTCAATGAAGAACGTGAATCATGGTTTACCAATCCGACAAAGACGTTCAGCTATCTCGATTGCGATGGCGTCGTCAAGGAACGGACTCTTGCGCTGAACATTTCCCTTCGTTATACGCTGTATGACGGAGGCTATAATTTCGCAACACTGCTCTATGCGGTTTATTCCGACGTGAACGGCTGGACTGTACAGATGAAGAAGGAGTAATAGCAATGGTTGAAATGGCATTTAAGGTAAATCCCGGCACCACTTTCTACAAGAATTATTTCGCGACAAAGGAGGAAAAAGCGCATTTCATTGAAATTGCAAAGCAGTTCTTCGACAAATATTTCCCTGATGAGAAGCTTTCGTATGTTTTGAATGACCGACTGACTGTTGATTTGAAACCGGAACTGCTCGCCAAATACGAATCCCAGGTTATGAAACGCCGTGACCCTCACGGGTTTGTTGTCTTCAAGCAGCGTTCGCCCATGAATTGCTTGTGGGAAGATGAAGTCTGCAAGAACGTAAACGGCAAGAAGTTCCTCGCCAATCAGTTTTGGTGGGCCGATTTTCACGGTGAAGGACGTATTACCACAGAGCTTTGGGATGATGAGCAGGGGAATGTTTATGGGTATTACTCCTCTGAATTTTCTTCCTGCATCACCAAGACTCCGGACACCGCTACGCAGATTAAGCTGAGTGAATACCACGCAGCCTATGAAGCATACACGGAGGCCAAAAAAGCAAAGACCGACGCCGCTGCTACAGCTTGACGCTGCTTGCGATGCCGTTAAAATTGTGAATGTACGATAGATAACATCTGCGCATTTTAGCGCTCGTACAATTCACAAACTGACACATTAGGCAGACTCATCTTCACGATGGGCCTGCTTTTTTTGTTTGAAAAGGAGTAAAAAGCATGAACACAAAACGAATCAAAGAACTGGCTGCGCTGACCGATGGTGAACTTGCAAGGAAACTTCTCATCCAGGAGTTTGGCAATGACTCTGAAACCCATTGGGGAAACAACGCACACGATGAACGTGTGATGGTTACTATCAATCCAGACGGAATCGCTCAAAGGACCTGGGAAGCCGACCATTGGGTTCGCCTTGACGAATTCGACAAAGACGGTTTCTATGCCCGTGAGATTTACGAGGGAAAATGGGTCGATGAGCCATTGCCCAAAAACGTCATTGCACGAAATGTCACAATTGCTGCACCGAAACCTATTCAGCAGGAATCCAAAGACACTGAAATTCTTCGAGCGGCACAAGTCCTGTGCAAACAGCTGACCGGAGATGACACCTTTGGATGGAATCCTGAGCTTCTTGCACAGATTGCGGATTGCACGGCAGCTTTGCTTGCCACCAACGGAATCAGCTCTCATTTTCCGAGCGCCAATACTGAACCCATCTGCTCTTGGGAAAAGCCGGTCGTCGAATATCAGCGTCCGGATTACGCCCTGGAGTATGGTACTAACTACTAAAACGAGGAGGATATCATGGCAAAAAACTATTTTGGTGTCGTTCTGACCACCAAGGAACACGATAAATATCGTCTTGTAGTATACCGCTACAAGGACCCTGGCATCCTTAATACCTGCCCGATGTGTCAGCTGCTTCGGGCCATTCACAAATTCCAGCAGGAATACACTGAAATTCACCGCGAACATTGCATCCGCATCCCGCCTCGCAAGTGGTACGAGCTTGGCAGAGTAATGCCGAGTATCGTTCTGCGGAAATACGGCCTGGAAAAGCATTACGAGATGTCATTTGAGCCGAGTCGCGTGCCTCCAGCTTCTGCGCTGAAACTCATCCCTGGTGCGACCGTTTCTAACTGGAAGCAGTACATCTGGTACGTTGATGGTGATGTGACGATGCTTGGCTAAAGACCATTGCACATTCGTGCGAGACCCATACAATTAGAATTGTACGATAGATACCATCTACTTGGCGCGTTTTTTTTGCGTTCGTACAATTCACAATTCTGCAAGCAAAGAGCAGACTCACCGTCTTGGTGGGCCTGTCTTTTTTTGTTTGCACATCTAAAAAGGAGGAAAATTATGAGTCCTACAAATGATATGAAGGCACGTTTATTCGTCGATATGGATGGCACTCTCGCCGTCTGGAAGCAGGCGGCCTGCTTTGAGGACCTGCTTCAGCCGGGGTATTTCAGAGATTTGCCGCCCTATCAGACGGTTTTGGACGCCGTGAAAATTCTTTGCAACACAAAACCAGAACTTGATGTGTATGCACTTTCCGCCTATATGCCGGAAAACCCATATGCAGTTCATGAAAAGAACGCCTGGCTCGACGCTTATCTTCCGGAAATTGATTCCGAACACCGCATCTTCGTTGCGTGCGGCAGCAGCAAAGCCAGAGCCGCAGCAAACCGCTTGAAGACACCGTGCATCGACAACTCTTTTATGTTGCTTGACGACTACTCGGTGAATCTTCATGAGTGGAAAGCCAATCGTGGAAGCTGCATTAAGCTCCGCAACGGCATCAACGGCAACGGCGGAACCTGGAAAGGTGAATCTGTCACTCGATTCGATACCGCCGAAAACATCGCAGACCGTATTTGGAGTATCATCAAAAAACAAATGCAATGAGCTAAAGGAGAAATACTATGTTTCCGAATATCAAAATTGTCGAAGCCATCCGCAAAGAATACCCCGCTGGAACGCGGGTTCGGCTTGTCAAAATGGATGACATCCAGGCACCACCTCTTGGTACAGAAGGTACGGTTGTTGGTGTCGATGATACCGGCAGCCTCCTGATGCACTGGGACAATGGTTCACATTTGAACATTGTTTATGGTTCGGATGAGGTTGAGAAAGTCTGACAAGCAGACTTGCTCAAACGTGCGATTCCACTAAAATTGAAATTGTACGATAGATAACAGCCCTATGGCCGAAATGCGTACAATTTACAATTCTGCAAGACAATCAGCAGACTCACCATCTCGGTGGACCTGCTTTTTGCTTTCAAACAATAAAAGGAGAAATAATTATGTATTGCATTCAGTATGACGAAATCTGCAAAAAGCACAATTTTGAGCTGAAACACGATGCCCTTGGTGAACGCGTAACTGTTCACAGCGGTGCAAAAGACTTTCCTTCCAACAACATGAGCTGGTGTGACTGGCTCAATAAACCTGATGATGGTCATTTGTTGGATGTGAAGACTGCTCGATGAAACAAGTACGCGTTAAAGCTGATGATAGCGAAGCCATCACCGAAAAGCAACTCAGTGACCTTTCTTCCGGGATTTTTCTTCAAAATTTCGATTATATCGTTTACGGCAAGCGCCTTGCATCCAAATCTGAAAACACTGTGGAGTTCGTGGAAAACACTATCGTTTCCCACAACAAACAGGAGATTGAGGTGGTTGCGAGCGGCATGGAAGCTATGGGTCTTTCAGTCGAGACGGGTTATTACGACCCGGACGACGAGTCCTCCGTTGATGTGCCAAAGCAGCTTATCGGCTTTCATTACATCGTTCTGAAGAAAAATACCCTCTAAACCATAGGAGGTTTGTATGTACTGCAAAACTATCACAAAGGGAATCTTCGATTCCTATATCGCAAATGACTCGGATACCGTTCTGGAAGGTGTTGTCACCAACACTTTCGGAAACACTACTTTTTGGCGCTTTGTACGCGTTCCTTTGGCTAAGGGAGAACATTATGTCGAAGCCCTCTACGCGCAGAGTTCCTTCTCTTTCCCTCTGGCTATGGGCGTAAACCATTTCAGCATTAAGAATGGTCTCGAGTTCATGGCGTTTATCGTTGACCACAAAGAGACCTGCTGCAAGTCTGTTGAGTTCGCTCTGCTCTTTGACGATTATAGGCAGGTTGATTCCAACTGGGTCACGGCTGAAATGAGAGAAAAGTTTCTCGCATACATCGAGAAGAACTACACTCCCTCCGCCGAGGTGATGAAGGGCAAGAGGTTTCAGTCCATGACATACGACAACGCCATCAAGCAGTATGTTTATGACCGGAACAACGATATCACTTCGCTCGATGTGATGTTGAAACTTCTGGAGAAATTCGATGATTCTGTTGTCGTTGACTACCTTGCAAACCCCACCGGATGGGAAGAGCGGTTTGCCAAGGTTCTGGAACAGTCTGGAATCTGGGATTCGTTCGCCAAGGAGTTTGCCGAACCTTTTGTGGCATATCTGGCTCAGGCCAGGCAACATCCGGATGCGTTCAGCGCGGACCCTTCTTGCTGGGAAAGCGTCTGCAAGAATCTGATGGCTGCTGTCTAAGACCGCAAAAATGGAGGAAAACAAGAGGAGTACGAGAGCATCGAGCTCACAGGTTTCTACGACACCTTCGACGAGGCATTCGGGGAAATGAAAGAGTTGATTGCGGAAAGTGTCAACGATGTCTTCAACGAGGATGCCACGGCTGATGACGTAGAGAACATGGAAAACTACAATGTCTTCGTACACTCTAACAAAGACAGCCAAGACAACGGTGCGCCGCTCGCTTTCGCAAGCTTCTGCGACGATTATCCAAACCGCGAGTGGACTGTTTTCCATATCTAAAATATAACTCTTCGCCGCTCATCCAAGGATGGGCGGCATTTTTTATTTGCTATACTGTGCGAATGGCATAGAATAGTAACTGTACGATAGATATCATCTACTTAGGCGCATATGAATGTAATAGCCGGAGCAGAAGCGCACTGTCCGCTCAACAATTAAATTATTTGAATAATCTGTACACCAAATACAATAGTGTCAGACATCCATACTCGCATTGGTCAGCCAGTGATGTTGACACTGCGGTCATTACCAGCATCGACGAAGCACGAAACTTATTAAATGATGGCATAATACTTGTGAACCAGTATTATACTTTGTTTTGATATAACATAAATTGTTTGGAAGGAGGTATCGTAATGGAAAAAGTTGTTTATAACCCGATTATGGATAAAAACTACATTGGCATTGTCACAGTTTTGGATTACGAGACCTCTGTACGCAAGTGTTTATCAAGTGTTCTGGTCGGTACGCAGAATAGGATGGAGCGAAAAGTTATAGTTGATTTAGCTTTGAAAGTAGGTGTGAATGAGTACAGGTTCGTAGTATATGATATAACCGATGATGGAAAAATTTTATGGAATAGCAGTAAGTATATCACTCCCTGTGAAGATATAGTAAAGCTTGCAAATTCTTTTATAAGACAAAAAAGTGATATTCTTTCCAATTCTATGCTGTCCAATGCTGCTCAAGCTATATTGTTAAGAAGTTGAGAATCAAGCTTTTGAATATCGCATTTAATACCTCTTCTCATAACGAGAAAGGGTATTTTTTTGCCCATTTTGAATTCATCACTTGACATTGTGGTAAAGAGCTTATGAGCCGGGACGAACTTTCTGTCATGGATGGCAGCAAATGTATCCTGCAGCTGCGCTTCTTACTCTTTTGGCATTTGCCCCGCTTTCAAACTCAAGAACCATTAACGCTTTTTGCACAAACTTTTCTTGACCTTTTGTGCGAACGGCGTAGAATAGTATTCGTACGATAGATACTATCCACAGGGACGCTATTTGCGTTCGTACAATTCACAATTTCGCATGAAGAGCGGACTTCCCACATTGGGAGGTCCGCCTTTTTGCGTTCAAAAAAAGGAGTGTATTAAAAAATCATGAAAATCCAAAAAATCAACACAGGCATCATTATCACCAAAACCGCGAAGCAGCCGAGGGCGAAAATCGAGTTTTCTCTGGATGAGCTCGATGCGCTTTCAGAGTTCTGCGAGAGGTTGCAGGACGAAAAGGATATCAGAGAATACCTCAACACTGCGGTGACTATTCCGGATTCTGCCGAGGTATCGGCTCCCATTGCCGCCAAGTATCTGCGCGATGCAGCCCTCTTTGAGCAGCTCGTGGACGAAACCAGACGGAATCAGGAAGAGAACCAGAGCAATTTTCTCACTGCCGTCAGCGATGCGGTTTCTTCCATCGAGAAAAGCCGCGATGTCAAAGAATGGCATGGTTTGACGAAGGAGACTGCGGAGCGTTTCGCCCGTGAATTCATGGCAGAACGGAATCCCGGTCGTTGGTCGGGGTTTGGTGAGGTCCCTGAAAGTGTCAGCCTTGACCCCCTCAATTTTCCCATCAATGACATTTATCCAAAAGGCAACAAACCCGCCCTTCGTATGCAGCTTATCAGTGTAACCTATCCCAGCCTTCACAGAGTTTGTGAGTGCAGCATTATTGAGGATGGCGTTGACCTGTGGGCCCGCCGTACGCTGGATTCTATGACTGCCGGAACTGTCGAGGACTTGGTTGAGACTGTTCTGTATGTGGCACGCATGTACGAGAGGAGCAAGTGCTTTGAACGCATCTTTGTAAACCACATCCAGATGGAGAAATCGGTATACGATGCTCTTATCCGCTATCTCAACGACCCTGACAGCATCAACGACGAGTATCGAATCAGTGATGTCGTATTTGCCGCAGACAACACCATTGTTTCTGTCCTTTGGGAAGGAAACAGCAAAGATGGTGTTTCTGGTATGGCAACGCTTGCCGTGAACAGCAAGACGGTATACAAGACAAAGAACACCAAGGTATTCTGCAACCATTGGGTCATCCCATACAACGGTGCCGAATACCATGTTCTTGTCGATGTACTTCCAAAGAAAACCGTTCTGGAAGAAACTGTGTATATCAGCGAACCGTATGCTGAGCGCATTGAGAAATACCTTCGCAGCGAGGAAGTCCAAGGTTTTGGCTCTTCACTGAGCGAGACTGCGAAATTTTCTGACGGGTATTCGATGGATATCCGTTGCTGTGGCGATGAGGATACTTCATGGGCCGAGGCTATCCTGTACGACAATACCGGTGTGCAGGTCGCTATCACCGAAACCTACGAAACCTTCATTGGTTATTGGGAGTTGGATGATGAGACCACCGGCAAGACATATCGTGTCAATGTTGTGACAGTTAAGTGAGGACTGCATATAAATACGGTCAATAACCCACGACTAAAGTCGCGGGCTTGCTCCGGCAAGTCTGCACTTTAGAAGTGTCCGAAAGGATATGTTGACTACCCTTTGCACATTAAGTTGTGCCCCGTTATAAGCGAATAGACAGTTACCGTACGGTGTAAATCCTAGCCGTGCGCCCTAAGACAACAACACATCACATAAAGCTGAGGTAAAGCCGACAGGTGTGGCTGTATCAAGCCGTTTATAACCTTGGGGAAGGATTTTTACCCTCTTCGGAGGAGAGGGCAGCTTTTTATTAGCTGCCAATTTATCGAAAGGAGCATGACATCATGCAATATGTGTATGTACTTAACAAGCATGGCGAGCCTTTGATGCCGTGCTCACCCGGAAAGGCTCGTCTGTTGTTAAAACAGCAAAAAGCACACGTTATAAAACGCACACCGTTCACTATCAAACTTCTGTACGGAAGTACAGGATACAAACAGCCCATCACTCTTGGCGTTGATGCTGGCAGCAAGCATGTCGGCTTGTCTGCATCTACAGAAAAACGCGAACTCTACCGCGAAGAATTTACTCCTCGCAATGATGTGGTAGACTTACTTTCTACACGCAAACAGAACCGTCGTTCAAGACGTAACCGTAAGACTCGTTACCGCCCGCCAAGATTTGATAACCGCGTTCACAGCAAGCATAAAGGATGGCTCGCTCCTTCAGTAGAAGTAAAGATTCAAGAGCACATTACCGTTATCAAGCGTATCTGCCGGATTTTGCCTATCACTCTTGTAAGAGTAGAAACCGCAGAATTTGACACACAGCGCTTGAAGGCAATGCTTGAAGGAAAGCCTCTGCCAGTAGGGACGGACTATCAGCTTGGCGAGATGTACGACGAATACAATGTCCGTCAGTATGTTTTGAAACGCGACAACTACACCTGCCAATGTTGTGGTGCTCATACCACCGCAAAGAAGGCTGTCAAGTTACATGTACATCACCTTGAAAGCCGTAAGATGGGTGGTAATGCGCCAGGTAATCTTATTACTTTGTGTATCACTTGCCATGATGCACTTCACAAGGGAAAAGTATCCCTTGATAATAAGAAACGCGGCAAGCCGATGCGCGATGCTGCTTTTATGGGCATTATGCGCAGAACCTTAATGTCTCGATTGCGTGAGGAACTGCCTATTACTGTCCAAGGAACCTATGGCTATATCACCAAAATGCAGCGAGAGCAAAACGACATCAAGAAAAGCCATGTAAACGATGCCCGTTGTATCAGCAAGCATCCACTTGCTGAACCATGCAGTGTTTGCTATCGCACAAAAGCGATAAGACACCACAATCGTCAAACCCATAAAGCGAACTTCTCAAAAGGTGGCATTCGGAAAAGAAGCCAAATGCCTTATGTTGTCGAAGGGTATCGTCTTTGGGATAAGGTTCTCTACAAGGGACAAGAGTGCTTCGTTTCCGGTCGTCGTACATCGGGAAGTTTTACCCTCAAAAAGCTAGACGGCACGCGTATTTCCAAAGGTGTAACATTTAAAAAATTGCGGCTATTAGAGCCTGCAACAAATTATCTAATAGAAAGGATGTGAACGGGCAATTTCTCCCACGACTAAAGTCGTGGGTCTCCTTGCCCTGATTTATGAATATGGTAACCAAAACCTACCAGCTCCGCGATGGCGAGAAGCTGACTGAATTTTATAATCACATCGACTGGGAGCCGCTGTTTGAGTTCGTCCGACGCTATTTCGGTATCGGCGTGGAACAGCCTCCTACAACATGCCTCAAACCCAATGGTCGCATCGAGGTGAATTGGCCGGAGAATCTGCGCGATAAGTGTGGTCTTTTCGGCCATACGTACCGCGAAGTATATCTGCAGACATTCTCGTCCTGCTGCTTCCACGACATCACCTACGACAAGGACATTGTCGATAAGTACCTCGCTCGTCCGGACTTTTATCGTTTGAATATTTCTTTGGAAAACGACTGCAACGGCACTTCTTCGGATGCTTATTTGCAGCTGACATTTTCGCTGAAACACATCGAATTTTCCGGAGGGTACAACTTCGCAAACCTGTTCAGTGCTGAATACCGTAAAGATACAGGCTGGTTCGTTGTATCCGGAGAAGGCGAAGTCCTCATGGGAGCGAAGAAATAAAAAGTCGCCGCTCATCTTCGGATGGGCGGCATTTTTTGCTTGCCAAAATGTGCGAACCGTATAGAATGGTATTTGTACGATAGATACCATCTACTAAGGCGCTATTCGCGTTCGTACAAAAATTCATAATTTCGCTGAGGCGGACTTTCCGAGAAATCGGGAGGCCCGCCTTTTTGCGTAGAAGGGAAGTATTATTATGGCAACTAGAACAATTTTATTCCGTGGCCAAACGCGGCGCAAGGGTGAACGGACCTCCATATCCGGTATCCCACTGCCAGGCATCTGGGTCGCGGGCGGCGTCTTTCCTCAGAACAAGGGATATGATTACGCGATAATCTACCAGCAGAACCCGAAGGTTGAGAAGTACGTTGTACATGCGGACACTATTGGCCAGTATACTGGCATCAACGATTCTCTCGGCAATTTCATCTTTGAAGATGACATCATCACTTTCTGGCTGAAGAATGATGCGACCCGAACACGCCGCAAGGGTGTAGTCGAGTATTCTGAATCGTCGGCCCGTTTTATGGTTCGCGTTTGCGAATCCACGGACGTTGTCATGCTCAAGGATTGCTGCTGCATTCACGTGATTGGGAATGCCTTTGACGGTGAATTCGACAAGAGTGAAAGCGAAATGAAGCAACTTTATACGGAATGCTTGAACCTTGCAAAATCTATTGACGCTATCATGCTCTGCTACAACCCGGACATCGACGCTCTCAAGGCTGAAAATCTTTCTGATATGGCTGTGCGCTTGCTCGATGGAGTTTCCCGCCGTGACGTTGTCAAAGACTTAGAGGATTTTCGTGACAAGTGGAGGCATTACAACGAACAGGCAGCAGCAGAATCTCAAGTGATTCTTGACAAAATTTCTGAGCTGTTCGAAAAGGATGGTGATAGCAAATGACGACCGAAACTGAATACCAAAATGCCGTGAACTACCTCACCAAGCTCCTGAATGGCGGCTTGATGGGGGAGCGAGGCAGTAAACCTTTGCGTATAGCCATCGAGGCTTGTGAGCTGCAAATTCCAAAGCAGCCCATCTCGAAAAGCTGGTCTCCGAACCTCTGCCCACATTGCGATGCGGACTTAGGCGGGGACTGCAACGATGGGTACTACCAGAATCCACATTATGAGCGATGCCCTGTTTGCGGACAAAAACTCAAATACATCTAACCGGCAGGGAGCAATCGTTCCCTGGAAATCATCACCCCGCACAGGCCCCAATGATGCCTGTGCATGATTTTTTCATTTTATAAGACTACCAATATTTTCAAAAATTGTGAGGAACGATAATGGCCAGATTTTTCGTTTATAGCACGAAGGAAGCTGCTGCGGCTTTGAAAGAAGCGCATATCCCTTACCGGGTACACGGCGAGTACTGTATATCGGTGAACAATGATGATTACAGCACCGCTGTTGAGGCTTTCTTTCGCAACGATGTAAGTTTTCAACCGGAATAAAGGAGGTATTTCTCATTACAAGATTCTTGGCGTTTGGCCTTGCTGCCGCATGCGCCGCACTTGCTCAGGAAGCGATTCCGTATTCACTTGACTGCCATCGACTGATTCTGGTTGATGAAAGCCATTACTTTGAAACCATTGATATTTTCGATGATTACGACATTGATTTCGATGTCATTGGAAACTTTTGAAAGGAGAACTAATATGTTTACAAAAGAGCTCTATAAAATCACATGTACCCGCAACGGTGAAACCAGCGATATCGGCACTTATTTGCTGAAACCTGGTCCCGAGGCTCCAATGGACTGCTACCGCAACTTTTTGAACAAAACGGATGTGGCCGTTTCCATCAAAAGCGTACCGGACGGATTTATCATCACTGATAATTCTGAACCTGACACCAGCTACCACCTGATGTTTATCCCGATGGACGACGATTTCTGGGCCCGCTGCGCGGCAGAAAAGGAAACCAAATAGTACATATGCCCCTTCGTCCTGTTTGGGATAAGGGGGCTTTTTTAGTGCAAAAGCTCTCATATTTGAGGTGAAAACATGCCGGAAAAAGTCAAAAAGCCCGCTAACCCCACGACTAACTTGTTGCAAAATATCAGGTCGCCGCGGCCGTCACAAATCGATGAAAATGTTCCAAAATCGAAGCACTATCGTTCGGAACTTGAACCCTTGCTTGGTGCTGCCATCACACTCAAATGCCCCGACTGGACAATTTTTCACGAGGAACACTATACAAAAATTTTGCTAAAAGGTGCTTCTGTGATGAAAGCTCCATCCGGCAGATGTGTGTCTCTGCCAATTGCCGTGGACCATGTTTGGGTTGCTGTTGACCTTGGATGGGAGCAGCGGAACAACCCGCAAGAAGGCTGTTGTTTACTCGTTCGTGGGTTTGTGGAGGAGTATGTATCCCTGCTGCACAATACCAGGAACATCGGTGTACGAGCGTTATCAATACACATTGCTTTTTCTGGGAACTAAGCGTTAGTCGCGTTCGGGCAGCTTCTTTGTTGACAGCCAGGCTGTGCTGCTGTACGATAATTTCATCGCATCCGAGTCTTAATATTTCTCGTGTTTTTGTCTTGACTTCGCTTGCAACCGCCATATACTCTTTAGTGTACAATTGATGACATCCTAATCGACCGTATTCACAATTCTGCAGACAATAGCAGACTTACCGCTTTGGTGGGCCTGTTTTTTATGCATTGATGCCGTTTGCTGTTAAGCAGGTGGTTTTTTGTTGACGCTGCTTGCGAACGGCATAAACTTTTAGTTGTACGATAGATATCATCTACCAGGCGCGTTTTGCGTTCGTACAATTCACAATCTCGTACAATGAAGGCAGATTCACTTTCGGGTGAGTCTGCCTTTTTTGTTTGTGATAAAGGAGGAAAACGTATGATATAGCAACGCTAAAATACTTTGTGTCAATGTTGTTTTTTGTTGAACCGAGAACTTTTTTGTGCTACAATAAATGTAAAGACAAAAGAGCTCTCCTAAATTTTGAAAGAAAGGAGAGTCCGTAATGAGCGAGGAACTTACAATGAAAAAATATCATTTTATCATCACGCCTACTGGCGAAAGAAAGCTCGTTTTTTCACCTGATGTTACATACATCGATGGTAAAGATGCTGAGTGTCTTTATAATCAAATCATGAATGGCGAACCTTCTACCGAAACCGATGAACAAGCTATGAAAAAAATCGCAGAAGAGGACGCACGTTTGCGGACACTTGAAGCAAATGGAGCTCAGATTTGAGCCAAAATTTTATCGGGAACATCTTGGCGAAAAAAGTGACCACAAATCCCTTATCCAAGATTTCCAACCTACTAGGCCAGAGGGCTATGGCTTGACAAGATATCTGCAAGACCAAGCTTTCGTTGATGAAGAATCCGGAAATATCCGCACCTATTTGATTCGGCAAAAAGGGACCGGCGAACTTGTTGGATATTATTCGATTCGTGCAGGGAATATCTTGTTGAGGCAAAATGAATCGACGAATGTCATTTCTGGAATTGAGCTTACGAATTTTGCTGTAAACGGCAAATACAGAGTGCGTCACCCTAAAGTTACAATGGTCGGAGCACGAATTTTCTATGGATTTATCATGCCTCAGATAAGAGAAATTCGTGAAACACTTGGTGTAAAAATTTTGTATATTTTTGCTCTTGACCAAGCTCCTTTGTTAAACTACTACAAACGATTAGGCTTTTTGTCCCTACAAAAGCAAGACGAACAATTTGTTTATCAAACATGCAAACCGTCCTATGATGTAACTTGCATTTTCATGTATAAACTGTTGTAATTTTCACCCGTTTACCGTATCGGCAGGCGGACTTTGCTTTTTTTCTTGACGCCGCTTGCGAACGGCATAAACTTTTAGTTGTACGATAGATATCATCTACCAGGCGCGTTTTGCGTTCGTACAATTCACAGTCTCGCACATTGAAGGCAGATTCACTTTCGGGTGAGTCTGCCTTTTTTGTTTGCGCGAACACAAGAAAGGAAGGAATTAACAACAATGACTGCTAATCTGAAAATCGGTCCTTGCCCAAAATGCGGCAACACTACATTCATCACAACTGCGCATGTAACCCAGACTTGGCTGGTGGACGAGGACGGCGACTTTATCGAAGCCAAATCTGACTGCGATGAAGTGACCCATGCACCTGATGCCGAGGATTTGTTCACATACTCCAAGTGCGGGGCTGAGGTTCCGGCAAAATATGCATACAGCGAATAATTTCGCGAATACTTTTGCAAAACCATTCGTACATACCATCGTTAAAAAACAGGCATGACCTAACGATTTGTTAGGGTACTATTGGAGGAAATACTATGAACAACCGTGTACCTGAAGTCTTTTTGTCCGAGATGTTCGGTGAATTGCGCATTATGAAGGATGACAACAAATTCTATTTTTGTGCCGCAGATGTTTGCTCGGCCTTGGGCTATTCAAACCCAAGCCATGAGCTGAACATACATTGCCGCCATGATGGCATCAAGGCTGGCAGGACGGATGTGAACGGCGTTCCCCGCATCATCAAGTTCATCTCAGAAGGTAACGTGTATCGCCTCATTTGCCGCTCCAACAAACCCGAAGCGGAAAAGTTTGAGACCTGGGTTTTTGACGAACTCTTGCCCCGGATTCGCCAGACCGGCGGTTATGTGAATGACCCAGTAGTCTTTGTCGATAATTGGCTTCCGAACACGGACGCCAAAACCAAGGCTTTGCTTGTCACTTCTCTGGAAGCTGTCAAGAATCAGGACAACATTATCGGTGTGCAGCAAGAGAGCGTCGAGTTCCACCGCGCGGTGAGTGCATCTGTGAACAGCGTTGATTTCGGCGAGTTTGCAAAGTGCCTTGCCAACGACCATATCAACATCGGCCGCAATCGTCTGATGGCGTGGCTGCGCAAAGAAAAATATATTGACTCTGCAAATGTTGCTTACCAGCGCTACATCGAGCAGGGAATTTTTGAGGTCAAAGAAACGGTATACTATGTTGGCACCACTTACCATACTTCTCGAAAGACCCTGATTACTCCCAAGGGCCAGGTGTATTTGGCCAAAAAAGTATCCAAAGGATACAAAGGTTAATTTTGCTTGACCGCGCTTGCGGAATGAATAAAATCAGTCTTGTACGATGGATACCAGCAAATCCATAGTTATTCACAACCTGTAGCAGAAAGCAGACTCATCTTCGGATGGGCCTGCTTTTTTTGTTTACATGAAAAAGAAAGGAACGATTTCATGAATTTTAACCCTAATAACCAGAACACTCTTCTCACAAAGAAAGTCGCAGCACTATACGAAGCAATGCAGAAGGCTGGTGATAGTGGTCTCGCCTTTATGGTCGTTGACAGTCTCAATAGTCTTGCAAATTATGCCAGGTTTTTGGCTGAACAAGAAATCTTAATTCAGCAAGCTCGTATCACGATGGATGCTGCAAGCTACCGCATTTTTTATCACAGCGTCGATTTTGCCCGTACCAGTTTGCTCGAAAACGCGGCTGCCAATGTCGCTTTACTCAACCGGCTGTGCAAGAAATACAACACAGACCAGATTGCTGGAAATGTGGCAGACGCAATTGAAGCCGAAATGAACTCCGGCAACATGTATTCTCTTGCTAATTCCCCGGCCTACACTGAATTCGCCAAAGAGGTTCTCAACACCTATTATACGACCGGTTCAGCCGGAAGCATCTGTAACAAGTAAATCAATCCAAGCCCTTTACGGGGTCCACATTGCGGTGGAGGCAAAAGCCAAGAGCCGCACGATGACCCCGCGTTAAGGGGAGACGTATGAGTATCAATCTGAATAGCCGCAACAACACCCTCTGCTGCAAGGTCAACGACCTGTACACCGCCCTCATGGCCTCTGAACTGCTGAACGACTGCGTTGATGACGTTGTCGTGATGCTCAAAACCTGTGTTGATTACGTCAACATAGTGTCGAGTCAGGAAGTCCAGATACAGCACGCGCGTTTCACGATGGACGGTGAGGAGTTTCGACAGTACGTCATGGAACTCGACCGTCATCGCCGTGCGTTGCACGAAGGGCTGATGGCACGGGTGAACTTTGCCAATCGTCTGTGCGTGAAGCTGAACACACCTGTTCTTGCTGAACGGGTCACGGAAGAGAACCGAGAAACCTATTTTGCTTTCGCAAAAGAGGTGGTCGATTCCTATTTCGGTGAAGCCATGCAGAACGGACGATTGCTCTAGGGCAACATTGTCCCAACCCGTTTTAACATTACAACTATGGAGGTATTTATTATGTCTAATAACAAAGAAATTATCTGCAAACTCATCAAAGCCAAGAACCAGGAGGCCAACAGCTACACAGACCAAACTTGCTACAATGCTGCCTACTGCTACGGCTATGTGGACGGCGCAACTATGGCACTGAACACTTTGAGCGGCGTACCCGAACGCCATAAGTGCTATGCTATCCTGTCCCATTATTCCAATGAAGATATCGGCACGTTTGACTCCGTTGCAATTTGCGGCGGGGTACATATGAGCTTTGAGTCGGCCAAGAAAGCGGCTGATGAAATGCTTGCGGTCGATAAGGAAAATGGGTGCCATGATGACGCCGTTCCGTACACTCTTGACGATTGCAAAGAGTTTGACGACCTTCCTCTGTACATTGCAGGCGAGTGGGTCAAGGACAAATTTGAACACTATCACAACTTTTACGCTGTATTTGAACAGGATGCAGCGCTGTAGAAAACAGAACACTGGAGGTGCTCTTATGTTTAAGGTGTTAGGCGGCATTGGTCGTTCCGTTCCACTCTACAACGGCAAGGCTCGAATCCTTGTCAAGGCAATTATCCCGGTTGCTTCCAGCTACCTCGCTGATATGCAAAGTATCTGTGAGGCAAACGGCTGGAAATCCGTTCTGGATGAACGCGGTAACCTGGTCGTCTTGTCTGTTGTGTCCATTGACGCTTACCGGCTTTCCGACAGCACCTTGATGACCGCATATCTGCACTTTGCAGAAACTGCAGCTCAGAAACTTACTGGAAACAAAAACCGGTATCTCGTCGCGGGTGTCGTGTCCTACGACGCGGCCGCATAAGGAGGCAAGCAACATGAAATACCACGGATTTGATTCTCCCCTCGATTGGTCTCAGCACCTTATCCAGAAGGCAGACTTGCACGAATATGAGCCATCTGAGCCAGGGAAGAGAGTTGAGACTTTGCTCAAAAAACTCTACCTGCCGCAGAACTCCTATTCCTACGCAAAGTTTCCTCAATGGTTTGCGGATGCCGCTGACAAGGGGACAGAAGAGGAACAGGTACGGTATGTGATGAATCATCTCTGCCCGAATCTGTACCACTTTTATAAAAATCCGACGCAGAAAGATTTTCGTCTGGGACCTGATGTCGTAAATATCATGGTTCGCCAACATATGTGCGAAAACACACAGGCGACCATTCTGAACGAGGATGGTTCACTCTATCAGGATGGGGTCCATGATACCCACAAAGAATTTCTTCTGCTGACGTTGTTCTTCGAACACGAGTTTAACGAGATGGATATCCGGTGCGCCCGCGTATCGTATACCTCATCGGACGCTGAAATCAAAGCCTGCTTCCTGCACGCGGTTCATAAGCGCTTTGGCTTGATGGACCCGGCAGCAGAAAGGCTCTGGCTCAGCAACAAGTCTAACAAAGTTTATTTGCTTCAGACGATTCACGGTATCGCTTGAGCACAAATCAAAGGAGTGTAAAACTATGAAATCTAATACTATTCGCAACGACTACGCTGCGGCACGAATTTCCGCTATATTCGCCATCATCGCAGCGGAAGCAATCGGAGTCACCCTGCTTCTCATTCTGATTCAGTCTCTGCTGAAAGCTGTAACTCCGCTGACGTCGGAATCCATTCTGATGCTGGTCCTGGGTTCTTTTGTCAGGACCGGAACCACCGCATTCTGCATTTTCGGCGTGCTCTCTGCACTGGCTGCCTTGTACGTGTCAGCTTGTGCGACGAGAGAACGGTATTTTTACAAAATGAAGGCCGGGAAAGCCCACGGTTTCAACCGTGGGATGATAGGCCG